AATTAACCTTGTCAATCAATGGTTTAGCCATAGTCCTCATCTGATCCTTGAGATCAATCTCAGGAATAGGCGTGTCTGGCGAAGCGGTTTTAGTCAGACGCAGGAACGATTCCCGTGTCTTAGGATTCTTAGCCAATGAATCAGCAAGTGATGCTAGTTCTTGGATTTGATCGACTGAGTAGTTTTCTAATGACATAAGTTTCCCCTGTTATGTCTGATTAACGAACTGATTGACCAGGCTTCTTAATAGCAAACTTGTTCTTAAATGGTCCATATGGCTCATTTACTTTGTCCAAGCCACCGAACTGGTTTAACCGTGGTGGATTGACAACAGGGCCATTGTCTTGTCTGTTGTCCAAAGGTTGACGAACGCCTTTTGCGGAGGGTTCTAGATATTTCGAAGTCATAATGTTTCCTTACATTGGTGGTGGAACGGGAGCTGGAGGAGGTGGAGCCATTGGCGCACCCATTGCTTTGGCTTCTGGTGAACCGCCACCCGCTTGAGGCAGGGTTTGCATCAGTTGCATGATCTCTGCGGGGATTAAACCTTCCGCTTTCTTCTTGCTTGCGCCAAATTTCTTTGAAAGTGTAGACAACGAATTCAATAGCGTTTGTCCTTCTTCACTCTCCGAGCCGTATGCCGCTAATGAGGCTTCCAACAAATCCATAGCCATCGTGATGTTTATCATCGCGGCTTGTTGTTGTCCCTCTGCGGGTTGAGGTGTAGCCATCGGTGCTGTGACAGGTGGCGTATTGCCTTCAGACTGAGCAGCCATCGGATTAGGAGTCTTAGCCCCTTGACCCGCGCCACCAGAGATTAACTTCATTAAATCGGGGGTCATGCTGACAACACCATGTACCAGTTACCCACACCAGCCGCGCTGTAGCTGTGGCAAATAAAGATTGCAGTTTTACCACTACCCACCGCTACACCAGTTCCTGTGGCTACATCGTTGATTGTGTCTGTACCAGAACCAAACACTTGTAGTGAATTTGATCCTGCATTTCTGACAATCACTTGTGAACCAATAGCACCCAACTTAGAAGGTGTAACACCGATAGCAGGGAGGGCAACAGAGTCGTTACCGCTTGCAACGGTAGAAACTTTATTAAATTGAGCAGTCAACAGAGTTGCGCCTGTCTGTCCGCCACCTGCCAAAGCAGTTATACCAGTGTCTGTGCTGGTCGCTGCGGGGGCAAATGTTAACGGGCCAATTTTGTTAGGTGACTGTGGGGTTTGTGCCATTTTGTTTCCTTGTAGGTGGGTAAATTACATCAAGTTTATCAATTCGTCAAGTGAAACTTAAAACTTCTTCTGTCCATTCTACGACTAAGAAGGTTGCAAATCCACTAGGGACTGACTGACCGCCAAAATTTGCCGCAAATAACTCGCCTGGTCTTAGCACCAAAGCCTGTGATGGTCTACTACCAAAAGTGACCTCTACTGGAGAAATATTGGTTGTACCAGAGGTAGAAAATGCGTGAGAACCGTATACCAATGTACCTGTACCCAAAGACGATGGGTTGGCAGAGTAAGTAACCGCTACGCCTGAGACTGTTGGATTATTGGTGTCGTAGTAAGTAGGTGTGAGCGTTGCTGTTGTGCCACCAGAGTTGGCTGCTGTTCTTTTGTAGAAATAAACATTGGGCGTGTTGTTTGCGGTAGATGTGCTAACGCTTCTGGCAAAAGTCACACGCAAAATTTTGTTACTTGTTGCAGGATTAGAAAGAGTAAAGTAATCAGTAGCGGTAGCCGCCAAACTGATACTGTTTGCAACAACGGAAAAAGAGGGCTTTCTGCCCTCGGTATTAACACTTAAACCACCGTATGAATCGTACATAGCACTCCCTTTTGATTAGCCCCTATATCTAATCAAAAGAGATCATTAAGACCTCTTTGGGCGTGTCACCGCCATGCGTAATTACTTACGACCTTTACGACCTTTGCGCTTCATCATGGCAAGTCTCCTATGGTTGGTTGATGGGAAGGGTGAATTTTTAAAAGAGCGAATTAACGCTTGCTTTTACGGCTGTGACGCTTTTTCATGGCAGGTTATCCTTGTCCGTTAGTTCCAAGACAATTCCAAGGCTGTCTCGTTTCACCTTTCCCCCTAATTCAAATCTTATCTGCAGCTTTTGCGACTTCTAGCCGCCTTGCGTGGATACATCATAACTGTCCCTTTCAATTTTCTCGAAATATATACCTTTTTTTAGGCTTGTCAACCTTTTTTCTGTGCTTGTTGAGCCTGAGCTTCCATCTTCTTTTGTTCCTCTTCCTTTTTCTCAATAATCTTGAGTTCTTGCAAGATTTCTTGTTCCATTGGAGGATGGATGAGCTGTACAAGGGTTTTCCTTGTTATAGCGTGGGCTTTGAACAACTCCATAGCGTCAGCCTTCATGTCTTCCATAAATACTGGGCTAGATGAGTGTGCGTCCACCTTGACCATGAAGTCTTTGGTGAACTGCTCAGAAATAAACTCTTGTCCGTCAGGCGTTCTGAGAGGATCAGGGTTATGTTGTTGGTCAAGTTTCAAATATTTGGTAGCCAAGACTTCCAAAGAGTCCTCAATGACGAGTGCTCTCTTCTTTGGTCTAGCCGAACCAAGGCGGGCGAGTTCTGAGGCGTGACCTTTCGAACGCACACCTGTTTCTCCACGCCCAGACAACACATTGGATATTCCTGACATTTCCGAGAACATATGGTCGATCTCTCGGATTTCGGCAAATGTGTCTTGAGGTACTGACGGTCTGAACTGTTCAACTTTTCCTCCCATCTCGCTTGAGGACAATACGCCCCCAACCTTGGACAGAGCAAAGTTCTTTTCATCCACAAGACCCATCCAACCCGTAAGGGCGGTGGGGGGATCAACAGCTCTGTCTAACAAATTAGTAATCTGCTCCATGCGGTGCTCCCGCATATCTTGCAGTCTCATTAGCCTCTGAACCTCTGAATATCCCCAGAAGTAATCTGGAGCAGGGTTAGGGCAAACCTGTATAAACGGATGCTCACCATGATAAAAGAAGTTAGGTCTGTCATAGATACAAACCCCACCACTAGCCATAGTAACTATTTGGTAATCATTCTCTTCATCATTCCAGACATAGAGTTCCATCATCTCGATGACTTCTTCTCCGACCTTTGGTCTGTACATCAAGGATGACTCTAGGGGTGCGTAGGTATTGCCAATCATGTTTTGCGAGAGAGATGCTCCCGCAAACTGAGAAGTAATAATCCTCTGCACACCCGCAGACATCTGGGTAGTGTCTTGTTGAGAGACAGACACCCTATTCATAATATCTTTGAGATTTGGATGACCATTTAAGTCACGTTCAAGTTGTGACTTAGTTGTGTAGTAGGTGTGGACAAATGCCTCTTGTTTATCAAGTTGACATTGATCTTCTCTCAAGACACCGAAAGATGATGGGTCTACAAGATAGGGAGTTGTCTCTCTGCCACGCTGTATCAGTTTGATAAGCATAGTGTTGTAGACCAGTGACCAGTTGACTGCTTGACCAAAGATGATGTCTGCGTTGGAGTCAGACCATTTGTCGTTTAGCCTTCTGATTAGCGGACTTGTCTTCTTATGTTCAACCTCTGCATTAACACCCGCACCCAAGATGATAGAAAACCTTGTTGTGTCAGAAGCAAACAGAAATGAAGAAAGTGTGTCAATGTGCGGGAAGATTTTGTTGAAACCTGCGGGACGGCTCTCAGGGCCAGAACCAAACAAGTAATACGATCTCAGGGTGTTGTACTGAGAAACCCTATCGCTACGAGAGATCAGGCACTTATCTGCGACCTCTGAGTAGAGTTGTTCTCTGTCTATCGGGTTGGATGGGATAATCATGGAAGTTTAGAGTTATCTACTGCGTGGACGATAACATTATCTTTCCAATTTGGCAAAGTTTGTTTGATAGAAGCCATGTCTACGGTGGGAGCGGCCTTTAAACTACTCGCAACGGCTGGCGCACCGCCACTATCGGGCATAGCAGCGAATCCTCCACCTAAACCAACGCCAAATCTCTGTTTAACAGCCTCATTGAGTTGATCCATTTGGTTTGTGACCTTGGGATCGGGTCTTTTTACGGCAGCAGTGCCATTTTGGTTGTTGATATCGGTCAATTTGTAGTCTGAGGCCAACATTTCGAGTGTTTTGTCAATATTGTTGGTTCTAGCCGAGGTTTTGATGCTTGTAGGGGTAAAAAACCGCCTTTCCACCGTTGTACAGCCCTTTGGACACACTGCTTTGGCACTTTCGAACTTTCCATGCGCCATACAGAAGTATTCTTTCTTAATCATCACTCTCTCCACAGTTTTTGGGGCATTTTGTCCATTGGTTGGACGTTTTGCACCCGATTTAAGGACATATTGCCCAAATTTATGGTGAAACTGGTCTTTTTCTGGGGAATTTCGTTCCTTTTAAGGGATTTTTTGAATCCAACGAACTCAACTCTCCAGAAACCAGCTTCCCACTCCCCTATAAAATCCCCAATCATCTTCTGTAACTTGGGGTGAATGCGTCTTTTTCCCCTAGCAAGTTCCCACATATAGGTATTACTCAACCCCAAATGCCTTGCTATACAGGGCAGAGTAAGCCTCTCAGGGTGCATTGTTTTCTTTTTATCAAGGATAGTTCCCTTCACAGGAACCAATCTCAGGCATAACCACGCCCTAATCTCGTCCTTACTCATGTCAAACCTATCTGTTTTAGATAACTACTGACCGATTTCCCCACTGTATCTGGGCTACCGTTCTCTTGAGTTTGTTCTACAACGCCTGATTGAACCAGTCTTAGTCTTACAAAGTCAATCCAAGCAATAGAAGCCAAGCACATAGCCACTACCCTATCGTCCTTGCCCCGACCTGGCACTCCGAGACTTCCGTTTTCCCTGACTACATTCTTCATCTCATCCAAGCACTCGGTGGACTTGATAACAAGAAGACCGCGCTCAAAGCAGTCTTTCATGCCATTGAACATTCTCTCTTTGGTATCGAAAGTAGTCTTCCAGTGGTAAGCACCAGGCGCGGAGCTAATCGTGTCTGTCCTCTTGTACAAATAGTTCTGTATGTTTGACAAGACGTTGAATAGCCCCGCATTCTTTGAGATGTTTGCCTCCATTGAGGCAATTCTCTTTAAGTTGACCATCTCAGACCAGACAGCTTGACCAGGCCCGTTGATCTCTAGATTAACCATAACATTAGGCCCGTAAGCACCAGCAAGATAGCAAAGCACCCAAGCGTACTGATAAGTATTACATTCAGTAGTACAGAACTCAGCGACCTGTTCAATCTTATTAGCGTAACAGCGAAGAACAACAATGGCAAAGCGATCAGCCCATTCGCTAGAACCATAAGCAGGGTCAGCACCGATAACATAATGCGCTCCTTGTTTGGGGGTTTCCCATATCTTCAATGTAGCCACGCTAGGCTTACTGTCCACCAACTCCGTATCCTTAAAGTTCTCTCCCAAGAGAAATCTGTAGTGACTGGGGTTTTGTTGTCTAGCAAGTTTGTATCTGTCTGTAATATTCTGTGACGAGAAAAACTGCGAACCGCTCATCACAAAGGCGTACTGTTCTGTAGGGGGAAACTCTTGGTACATCATCACTTCATCTTTGATGACCTCAGCCATCTTCCATCTCCACCAAGCAATCTGCTCAGGAGTAATATCAAAGTTGTATAACTGCTTGACTTCCCTCGTCCAAGACTTCTCTTCAGTAGTCAGTCTGCCATCCCAGTAAGTCTTGTATATCGGGGATTCTTTCTTGACAGCATAGAACTGGTTTCTCCACCATCCAACGAAGATAGCCTTTTGGGTCTTAGCCATCTTTGCTGTTTCCCACATATCGTGGAAGATATTGAACCCACGAGCCGTAGACTCCCACAGATACAGTCTTCTAGGATTGTGTTCAGCAAGGGAGGCTTCCAAAGACGCTATACCCTCTTCATCACCCCAAGAGGATGTCTCAGTAGCGTGCATAAACATAATCGCCTTACCGCGCCCTAGACCGCCCTTCTTTCTAGTACCCGCAACCTGATAGACCATGCGTGATCTGTTCTTCAAGACGAGTTGCGTTCTGTTGTGACTCTCTGCAGGAATCTTAAATTCTGTCGGCAAACCATCCATATACATAGACAAGGTAGAGCGAAACATATCCCTGTTGTCTTCCGTATCCGTAACCATAGTCCCTTGGACACCGCCATACTTGTAGTGCCAATACAAATCTAGGGCTAGAGAGATAGTGGTAATTCCTAGCTGCCTACCTTTGAGAATCACAAAGTAATGGATGTCTTCTTCTAGACCCTTAGAAATCTCTTCCATCAAATAGGTCTGGGTTCCTAGTAACTGGTCTCCTAATGACACGAGGCCAAATTCCTTTGTTTCTACACGAAGGGCTTTGCAGAAGGCGTAAAAGTTTTTAAGAGGAAACTTCATAGATCAAATGCCTTCATATTTAACTTCACAGCCCTGTCGTACTTCTCCCGAACCACTATCTCTTGCCTGACAAGTTTCCGCACAGTCTTAAACAAATGCACTCTAGTCCACCCCAAGTCAGCCTC